CTCCCAGGGGTCTGAATTATGAACACACGAATTAGGATGCGCCCATTCCTCTTTCTTCTCCATTGATAACTGATGTCTCAGTCTTCTGATCTCTTCCTTTAACCAGCGATTCTCGTTTTCTAGTTCTGTGATTCTGTCCATAACTCTCTAAAGTATCTGTCTACATGATTCAAACAATCGAGTGGTGTTTGTTCTTCCGTATGTGCCCAATCATAACAAAAGTCAATCATATCTAAAGTAACATGACCAACCCCATATATTCTAGAAAAAGATGATGCTGCAAAATGAAAGCGCATTCTAGTGTGCGGTTCCATTGCCCTTATAGTGTTCGGATTCATAGTAGTGTCCCTTCTTAGAACCGAAGTAAATTGTAGTGATTACAAAGGGTATTGCCACTATAATGAGTGCTTTTCCTAACAGATGTTCCATTACCTTACGTCATGCCCTCCAAACATTGCTCTCATACCATTTAAGACTTTGTTTGCGAATGTTCCGAGTCTTCTAGATTCGAATCTGGAGTATAAAGCAGAAGAAATAACAGGGGCTGGAACACCGAGATCCACAGCAGCGTGGACAGTCCAACGACCCTCACCACTATCGCTAACTCCCCCATCGAACTTGCTAAGCTCTCTATCGCGCCGTAGAACATCAGCGGTAAGATCAAGTAACCAAGACCCAACCACAGAACCACGACGCCATAGCTCAGCCACTTCAGCAACATTAATGTCGTAGCAATAATCGGCGGGGTTGTCCATTGGCGCAACTTCTGCGTCTCCTGCTTTGACATACTTGGCACCTGCGTTTGCTTCGTGGAGAATATTAAATCCTTCGGCATATGCTTGCATGATGCCATATTCGATTCCATTATGAACCATCTTTACAAAGTGACCTGCTCCTGGACCGCCACAATGTAACCATCCAGTCTCTGCTTGACTCACCCATTCATCAGGTTGTGTACGTTCGGCGGCAGCAAGTCCTGGGGCGAGTGCGTTAAAAATGGGCGCACAAGCGGCGACCGCAGTATTTCCGCCACCAACCATAAGACAGTATCCACGCTCCAAACCATAAACACCACCACTAGTACCACAATCAATATATTGGATGCCAAGTTTTGCAAGACGTTCTGCTCTTTTCCGACTGTCCTTAAAATTGCTATTGCCATGATCAATAATAATATCGCCTTCACGACAATATCGTAGTAACTCATTGATAGTCTCCTCTACTGTTTCTGCTGGAACAACCATCATAAAAACCGCTGGTTTATTTTGAACTACAGTTTCTCCACTTTTCTCACCATAAAGAACTTTTGTAGATCTGATTATTTGACTAAGGCTTTCCAGAGAAGTGGTACATCCACTGATATAACCCTTCTCATATTGTTCGCAAGCTTTTTCATAGTTGTTCCTATAACCCCACACTTCATGTCCAACTTTGATGAGGCGACGAGACATACCCTCACCCATCCGTCCTAGTCCGATGATTCCTACTTTCATTTGTCCTTTAACATCTCCTCTATTCTTTTACGCATGTTAGTACTGTCTTGCTTCATGTAATCTCTAAGAGAATAACCACGATGCCCCCTCATAATCATAGTTCCCTGATAGAACATTGTAGCAGCAAAAACTAACAATAGGAAGACTCCTATTAGTTCAGGGTAATGGTCAACCATGGAAACATGGGAGGAATAACACCAATCAGTCTTAGAAGTCCCTCAGCAAATAAAGCAAGAACCACCCAACCGACGCACATACTAATGATAGAAGCATTACGGTTGTGTCGTCGTATTGCTGCATCGATCATCTCCTGTACTTCTTCACGAGTAACTAACTCATCTTGTGGTTCCATCAATTTTCGTCTCCGAGCATTTTTGCCAAGGGATCTTTTCTAGTTTTTACAATTGCTACTGCTCTTTTGTAAAACATGTTGTCTGTGTTTCCAGACTGTTCGAAGGTCTCCTTGATCTTCACCCAGTTTTCGTAGGTGTGCTGATCCATAGGTCCTATTACTTAGTATCTATTAGCTATAATAGTTACTATCCAGGAACTGTCAACAATGTGTTGAAAACCACAAAGTGTTGAAGAAATTATTAAGATTTAAACGGAAAGGGTGGGATTCGAACCCACGGTGCTACTAACACGGCAGTTTTCAAGACTGCTACCTTAAACCACTCGGTCACCTTTCCTAACGAATTTCAAAGTCTAGTTTTCTAACTTTTCTTTGTCTTCTTTGTTCTTGCCACAAAATATCTTCTTGAGAAAGAACTCCTCTTTTAGAGTTTTGTTGATAAGAGTTTAACATAATGACATTAGATAAGTCAAGTGCCGATATCTTATCACCACGGATAGTTGCCATATTTGGACAACCACATGTGACAGTCTTATTATGATGCCCCTCTAACTCCTTACCACAGGAGCGGCATCTAATCTTTATATTATCCATCAGTATAATGTGATCTTTCGTCTTCAGTTTTCAGTTATTTATATGGGTGATGAGGGATTCGAACCCCCGACTGCCTCCGTGTAAAGGAGGAACTCTACCGCTGAGTTAATCACCCTCAACTTCTTAATTGTAGCATATGTTCTACGGTTTTGGCAACATCTTCCATTGCTAACCGCAAATCTTCTCTCTGTCCTGACTCTTGATGACATACTGGTCTTCTGTCATCAGTAAGAGTCCAGCGCCATCTATTCATATGCTTACAATACCAGAGTTTGATATTCATTCCCCTCAGTCATACTTATGCCTATTTAACAAGTCTGGATTCTTCTTGTATAAGGAGTAGCAATAACTATTAGGGTCACTATCCATAGCATAGTGTGCTTGTGTATGAATAGTTTGGATAATACAGAAAAACCCAATAACTATCAGGTTAAAGTGAGTTACTGGTGAGAAAAGGATTTTCTTCATAATAAAAAAGGGGGACCGAAGTCCCCCGTATTATAGCACAGGATTATCAGAAGGAGTACTTCAGACCAGCCTTGGTGCCGTAGGAGTTGGTCGTGCCATTGACGAAGCTGATTTCGCCATAAACACCCAGTTTCTCAGTAGCGGCGATAGAACCACCAGTCTTAGCAGAGAACTTGGTTTCAGCAGCGCCACCATCAGGGGAGACAACCGAAGGACCGCCTTGAATGTACCAACCAGCAACGCCAGTCGAACCTTCGTAACCTACGTGGAAGTCAGTCGTGGTGCCAGTGTAGTTGCTACCAGCGAAACCACTGTTTGCTTCGACGTTAACGTAGGGTCCTGCCATTGCAGCACCAGCGAAAAGGGGAGCAGCAGCCAGAGCTGCGAATGCGGATTTAATCATTTTAGATACCTCGTTATTTTCTCGCAGAGTTTTATACCTGCGGATGGAAAGAGACTCGACGTGTCTCTGTTTGAACTTCGTGACTACTTGCGAGTAGTTGAGGCTTTCATCACATTTTTATTTATAAAGTTTTACAACAATCGGGAATACGGGTTCCCGAAGCGGGATATCGGATTCGAACCGACGACATTCAGCTTGGAAGGCTGACGTTCTACCACTGAACTAATCCCGCAAGCGGTGGGAGATTGCTCTCCCGACACATCCTTCACACGGACAGGAGTATCATAAGACAAGAAATGTATCTTGTCAAGCCACTCATCGGACTTGAACCGATGACCTACGGTTTACAAAACCGTTGCTCTATCCAGCTGAGCTAGAGTGGCAGGCTCCCCAGGCAAGATTCGAACTTGCGACCCATTGATTAACAGTCAACTGCGCTACCGCTGCGCCACTGAGGATTGTTGAGATTAATCCATATCAACAACTAGATCAAAAGCAACTGAATACCTTTCACTCTGTTTATTGATAACATAGTGTGATATCCAAGATGGATGAACAATTAGCATTCCTTTTCTTGGATATATCCACTGTTCTGGTTGATTAATCTCATTATATGTTTCCACAATATCTGGTGGAATAATATTTTCAATACATCCTATCGGATTACTAAAAACAAGTTTTACATCAGAATCTTGTGGATAATAAACACCAATCAAATGACAATTCACATGAGTATGTGGTTTGCAAATATCATAGTGGTTACTATAATTACACCAAGAACTTCCTATTTTCAATGAATATTTAAATCCACATTGTTTATGAAAACAATTTGCAGACTCTACTACTCTATCTACTAGAGATTTAAATGGATATGAATCTAAATCTAAAGAATTTCTTAGTGAGTGACCTCCTTGATCACCATAGATTAAATGTTTTTTACAAGACTCAATAATAGAATCATTATCAAGATCTTCAAATATTTGAACTCCAAGAGGAGTTACAAACATTGGTATTAAATCCATAACATATTAATCTAAAAATATGGAGAAAAGATCTCCAACGACTCAGGAGGGACTTGAACCCCCGACCAACTGCTTAGAAGGCAGATGCTCTATCCAACTGAGCTACTGAGTCATTTGAACCCTCATATTATAAGTGATGAGGGATACATTGTCAAGAACGAAACTGTGCCATTCCGTTTCCAGAATTCCAACCACCAGGTCCAGATTGGAAGTTTTCAGATCCACCAAGAGTTTCTTGCCAAGACCCAAAAGATTTAGAAGCACGTTCATACATTACTTGATGAATGTTTTCTGGTTCTTTCTTTGGTTGTGTTGCCTCAATAATCTTTTGTTCTTCGATCTTTTGGGCAACATGCTTTTCATAAGCAATAACCTTTTCAGTCTTTACTGGTTTAGAAAACCAAGAATCAGTAGGAGTGGTGATAGGAGCGACAACTCCAATATAATTTTCTTTTGGTTTCTCAACCTTTTTAGGTTTCTCCTCAATGAATTCACTCTTGGGAATGAACACCTTTTTTAAATTTTTAAGTACTTTCTTGATCATGCCCAAATAAGTTTCTTAGTATAGTTATAAGCGTACTGTTGTCGATATCCTTTGATGCCCCAACCTAACCAGTAGTAAGCACCAACCATATATTGATCAACAGTAAAACCACGTCCCTCAAACTCTGGAAGAATCTTTTGGAACTGTGATTCGTTAATCATATAACGAGTCTGCCCTTCAATACTGCTAGGATCGCAACCAAATTTCTTACAGAAGGTTCCCAATCCACGATACCGCTTTTCGGTAGTCCATTGAATGAGACCATAACCACCACTATAGCAACGATTATAAGGAACTCTGGCACCACCTTCACAGATATTGGGGTGGAAATTGCTCTCAGACTTAATGTTACCCATGATTGTTGCTAGGGCATTACGATCTGAGATATTAGTTTTTTTCTGGAGTTCGCGGAGAACATACTTTTCATTGATGTTACATCCAGGACACTTCCATTCTTTTTCTACCACTTCGATTGGAATTGCTTTACCATGATCAACTTTTACGTCTACTGAAGCGATTTGGGGTGGTGCTGAGATTTCGCTGATCGATGGATAAGCACAAGCAGCTGGAATAATTCCAAGAAGTGATAAAAATGATAACCTTTTTAGCATTAAATTAGTAGAACTCGACATCCGTATCTTTAACACGTGTTAAGTACGGCTCAGCATCCGCGTAAGGATAGCACCCTATTTAGATTTTGTCAAGCTAAATAATTTTACGGTTAATTTCAACACAAAATGAAAAGAGCAGTATTGCTTTTTGGAATGTTATTGATGGCGGCACCTGCACATGCCGATCTTACTCATAAAATTTCGTCAAGCGTACAACTGACTGTTGATGCTGCTGCTACGAATGTACAAAGA